AACCGTGAGGGATGAGCCGTGAATCAAGAAAGCGTTGCGATGACCCCGAGCCACAAGCCGAGCATGAACCTGCGGTTCGTGATGCGTGACGGCAAGCGCATCCTTCAGCAGATGTTCCTGCCGAATGACTGGAGCACGCACGACGAGGAATGGCGTGACGTCCCGCTGGCCGAGTCACCTCCTCAAACGACAGAGCGTAAGCCATGAGCGACTGGCGCGAGACGGCCGAAGAATGCGACCGCTGCGGCGCGATGTGCGTCATAGCGAACGTCAGCGGGTGGGTGCTGGCTTCGGAACTGAAGGAAAGCGAGGACGAACTGCGGACCGTCAAAGCGCGACTGCGCGAGGCCGAGCGCCAGCGACCGCGCACCGCTGCGCTGCAGGTGCTGGAAGCCGCGTGTCGGGACGAACACGGCGGCCGTCACCACGAACCAGAATGCGCGATCTGCAGCGCGCTGAAAACGATCGACGCCGTGGATTCCGCTCTACCGACGGAATCGAAGCTGTGACCCTCTACGCCTTCCCGTCCCCTAACATCTCAGTGGACGCAGCGCTACAGCTCGCGGGGCAGGCAGACCTTACCGACGTGGTCGTGCTCGGCTGGAAACCGGATGGCGAATTCTACTGGGGTGGCTCGAACGGTGCGCTCAAGGAGATCCAGTGGCTGCTCACGCACGCCCAGGCACAGGTTCAGCGGATTTTGAATGATGAGTAACAAGGAGACTTCAATGCGACAGCTCACAGGACACAAGGTCAACCCCGCCAACGACACGCTCACGGTCGAGGTGCTCGACGAGCCCGGTGCCGGCGGTGCGTGCCACCTCTACCGGATCACGGGATTCGACAGCTCGACGAACCCGAGCGACCCGTGGAAGGCACTGCACGGCGAACCGGCCAAGGTCTCGCACGTGCTCTTCCAGAACGGACCGATCAACGTGTCCGGTGTCAACGGTGTCACGCACGAGGCGCTGCTCGAGATCCTGATCGACCGGCTCGAAGCGTTCCAGGCCGGGCCGTACGCGTGCATCGAGAATTCGGAAGCGCTTGCGGGACTCCGCGACGCCAAGGACTGGCTCGCGTCGCGCACCAGGAAGCGGATCGAGCGCGGGGTCGAAGGAACCCACCAGCTGTGAGCGACAAGATCAAGAGCTGGACCAAGCGCGTCACAAGCCACCTGGAGTGGCGTCTGATGTGCGCCGAGCTCGGGTACACGATCGAGCCGACCGAGATGGGCGAGGTTGCCAAGAGCGCCGATGGAGCCCGGTACACAGGTGCGTTCTCGTTCAATAGTCCGCTGCAGCACGTGGGCACGATCGGCAAGGAGACACTGCACGGCAAGAAGATTTACCGGGGAGGTTCACATGTCTGAAGGTTCATCGTCCACGTCGAGCGGGATCGGGTTCACCGGGCTGCTCACGATCGTGTTCATCACGCTCAAGCTCTTGGGCAAGATCGACTGGTCATGGTGGTGGGTGCTCTCGCCGCTGTGGATCGTCACTGCGCTGGTCGTCGTGATTCTGATCTTCGGGATCGTCGCGATCTGGCTTGCGGATCTCCGGTGAACAAGCTCGACGAGCTGCTGGCGAGCCAGGAGGAGCTGTTCATGCAGCTCGCCGACCAAGCGACACTGCTCGAAGCGCTCGGCCAGCTCGTGCGCAAGCGCGACACGATGAACCTGCTACTCGCCAAGCACGTCGAGCGGCTCGTGCGCGAGAAGGAGGTGCTGCTGCAGCACCTCGGAATCAAGTACCTGCAATCGACCCCCGCCGTTGCCGGCACCTTCGATACTGCGCCTTCTCACGAGGGTGCGGGGCCGTCAGCGGCGGGGGCCGACCTCAAGGAATTCAATGCGGACGTGCAGCGCTACCTGCGCGAGTGTGGACTACTGAAGGAGAAAAGCAACTGCGTAGTGCAATAATGGAGACCTCCCCGGGGTTGCAGCCTCGGGGAGGATTCAGTCGTTTCCTAGGTTGTGTGAGCGAAAGGCAGGTGATGCCAGTGCGTAGACAGGACCGCCCGTAGAAGCGGGCGTTATCGACCGGTAGGGGCCAGATCTACTGGCCCTTACCCTTTGAATTCTATGTTTTTCAAAGGAAAATGTCCATGAGCGGCGAAGAAAAATTTGCCAGCGCGATTGCAGAATTGCAGACCCAGCGCGCGGCGTTTGAGGCCCAAATTGCCAGCATAGATACGGCGATTTCTGCTCTCAGGGCGCTGCAAACCGGGACACCAATGCCATTGGTGACTAACGTTACGGTTACCCCGCAGGCGGGATCTGTTGTAACCAATGGCGGGCAAGTTCAGATAGAACTAGACACGTTCCACGGGCTAACAACTTCGCAGTCCATCAAGAAGTACTTGGGGATGCGAAACCGTAGGCCAGCGACCACCCAGGAAATTGTTGACGCGTTGCAAACGGGCGGCCAATCCGGTTCGGATGGGCCGAACTTTGCAGTCGTTGTTAACAACTCGCTCAACCGCATGTCGGCCGCCGACGGAGACGTTTCCAAGGTGCGCAAAGGCATCTGGGGCCTGAAGTCGTGGTACTCGGGGAAAGGCGCGGCTGGCAGCGAATGATGGGGCGGAGCTTGGAGCTAGGTCGGATTTCTACCCGGTTCTGCCGGGTTCGATTCCCGGCCGCTCCAGATCCCAGAAAGCGAAAGGGCCAACCCTTTTACCGGTTAGCCCCTTCATCCAGCAGCGCACGTAGTCTGCTGGGTGGATGTGCCGATCATAGGGAAACTAACCAGAGTAGTCAACAAGACCAGCATAGGGGCGGCCTCCCCCCAGAAGTCGTGACGGCTTCGCCCGTTCAAGTACGCGAACACGACGAATGCACCAATCCACAGCCAAGACAGTGCCCGGATCACCATCGCCAGACGCCTGAATCCCTCTCTCATGACGGGAGGGTATACCAGCGGAGAAATCGACCGCAGAAGTAAATATTTACACCGTCAATATTAACTACGTAGGCAATGGGCCGGAAAACACACGTACAGAATCCCTTATATCTTGGGTGTGTCAAAGGGATAAACGCCCTCTGTTTGAAGTTGCGATGTTGAAGAAGCCCACCAAGAAGGAAGTGGAAGACGGGGTCGGCAAGGACGAGCTCGTGTTCGGCCCCAAGCCGTTCGTCGCCAAGGACTCGCAGGCCGCGGCGTTCCTGGCGACGCGCGCCGAGGGTGCCCCGCAGACCGAGGACCTGGACAGGCTGGAGGTCCTGGTCCGCCCTTTCGCGTAGGCCCTGCTCAGGGCCAGCCACAAGCAGCACTGTCGGCGAATCCGCTCATGTCTATCCGTCCTCGACAGCTGGATGAGATCGAGCGGTACGAGGCCCTGAAAAAGGGCTGGGACGTCGGGCAGCTGCCGCAGTTTGGCAACGTGGTGAACTACGCCGCGCCGGTCGTCGGGTCTCAAACCTACAGCGCCGCGGCCCTGTTCAAGGGTGCCAAGGACACGAGTTTCAGAGGGGCTTGACGCTCCAAAATTCGTGTGTATAGTAGGCACCGTGAGTGGCGCAGGGTTGTCGGTTACTTCGCTTACTGCAATTGAGCCTCACCCGAAAGGGTGGTCTCCGACCCCGACTGATCCCTCACGCTATCGCCCGAGCCGGGGCGTTTGACAAAGTTCCGGCCAGCTTTTTAAGGTTTGGGTGGTGAAGACTCAGCGTTACTTCGACTGTTAATCGAGAGGTCGTCGGTTCGAATCCGATCGTGCTCTAGGGCACGTAGCTCAGTGGTTAGAGCGCTAACGTACGCTGGTCGCTTGTTCCCCCGCGAATTGTTTTGAGTGGCGTAGGCAAGAGTTTCATCGGATAAAACTTCCCTTCGGGGAGTTGTGGTTCAAATCCACAGCAGCGCCAAAAGCGCTGTAGAACTCTTTCCGACTGTTCCCTCGCTTGGTTGCCGTTCAACCTGGAGATGAAGACGATGAAAACCAACACCCGCCGGCACGTCGCGCCGGTCTACACGCACAACGGCGCTCGCGCCGCACACATCAGCCCGCTGACGCAGCTGCGCCGCTCGGTCATGAGCTGCCTCCTGTGGGAGGACGAGTTCTACGAGGACGGGCAGTCGATCACCGACCGGATCATCGAGCACGCCGGTGCGTGCACGGCCCGCGAGGTCTCGGACGTCGCCATCGAGGCGCGCACCACGCACAACCTGCGGCACGTGCCGCTGCTCCTGTGCGTGGCGCTCGCCCGCAAGCCGAACGTCGGTCGGCTGCTGGGCGACACGGTCGCCGCGGTCGTGCAGCGCGCGGACGAGCTCACCGAGCTCGTGTCGCTCTACTGGAAGCTGAACCCGGAGAAGGGCAAGGCTGGCAGGCACGTGAAGCACGCATCGCTCCCGAAGCAGTTCAAGGTCGGGCTCGCACGTGCCTTCGGCAAGTTCGACGGGTACCAGCTCGCGAAGTACAACCGCGACAGCGAGGTCAAGCTCCGCGACGTGCTCTTCCTCTGCCACGCCAAGCCGGCGAGCCCGGCGCAGGGCGTGCTCTGGAAGCACCTGATCGACGGCACGCTCAAGGCCCCGGACACCTGGGAGGTCAACCTCTCGGCCGGTGCCGACAAGGGCGAGACGTTTACGCGTCTGCTGGTCGAGAAGAAGCTCGGCTACTTCGCGCTGCTGCGGAACCTCCGCAACATGGTCGAGGCCGGCGTGAGCGAGACGCTGATCAAGAGCGCGCTGGCCGAGCGCCGCGGTGCCGAGCGCATCCTGCCCTTCCGGTTCACGGCGGCGGCGCGTGCCTGCCCGCGCCTGGAGCCGGCGATCGACGCGGCGCTGTGCGCGAACATCGAGGGCATGGGCAAGCTGCCGGGCAAGACCGTGGTCATGGTGGACGTGTCGGGCTCGATGGACGCCAAGCTGAGCGCGAAGTCGGATCTCAGCCGTCGCGACGCCGCGGCGACGCTGGCGAGCGTGATCAGCGCGGAGGACCTTCGCGTGTTCACCTTCAGCCAGTCGCTGGTCGAGGTGCCGCCGCGTCGTGGCATGGCCGGTGTGGACGCGATCAACCGATCGCAGCCGCACGGCGGCACGGCACTGATCGAGGCTGTCCGTCTGGTCAACGCCAAGGTGCCGTACGATCGGCTGATCGTCATCAGCGACGAGCAGGCGAACGCGGACCGGTGCAACCTGCAGCCGGTGCCGGCCGGCAAGCGGTGCTACATGATCAACGTGGCGAGCGCCAAGAACGGCGTGGGCTACGGCTCGTGGACCCATCTCGATGGGTTCAGCGAGGGCGTGCTGCGCTGGATCGCGGTGAGCGAGAAGGAGGAGTGATGGTTGACATCAAGAACAAGGCAGGCCGGGTGATCGGCAAGCTTCCTCCGTACACGGCGGCCGAGCAGCGCGAACTGGAGCGGATCGCGTCAGGGGCTCCGGTGGCCTTCACAAGCCATCGGAATCCCCCTGACCGTACAGCGCCCCAGCTCCCAGGAGCGCGGAAGGCAGTGCCACCCCGCGCCTGAGCGCGTCGGGGAGCGAGGCAGGACCCTGCTGGGGATCGCCAACGATCTCCAGCAGGTTCTGCAGATCCTGCCGGTACGGGGCACCTGTGCGCTTGCCGCGCTCGGCGTTGCCGACGGCCTTTTCACGCACACGCTGGCGGAACGGCTGCGAGCCCTGCAGCTTGTCGATCCCACCTTCTCCGAGCTTGTCCAGCCACTGCCGTGTGAGCTCGCCAGACCCTGGTGCAGTGCCTTGCATGTACACCGGCTCGAAGACCGGGTCGAGCGCGGCACCTTGTGGCACGACGCGCTCCCCGAGGATCGCGCTCGCTTGATCTCCCAGGCCCGAGTGAATCGCCGCCTGTAGTTGCTCACGAGTGGGCGTGCTCTCGAACCCCGTCATGGTCACACCGCGCCCACGGTCCACGAGATCCGGGAGACCGAGCTTGGCCCCCAGCGCCTGCAGCTTCGCGGCCTCGTCGCGGCTGAGCGGTCGGTCGAGTCCCAGGGCAAGCGCCGTGGCGTTCGGGGAGCGTGCGTCGAGCACGTGCCCTGCACCGGCGGCCTGGGCGTCGAGCAGGGCGCGTGTGAATTCGGCGGCGCTCATCACCTGCTTGGAGCTGTCCGTCATGCCGCCGCCGTCTTCGATAGGCTTGAGCTGGACGCGCGGGCGTGCGGCGTGGCCGGCGTTGAGCTCCATGCCGTTCGCGCCCTGCCAGATGCCCTGTGAGCTCACGGTCGGCCCTTGCGGTACGCCCAGTGCGCCGTAGATGAGGTCTCGCCCTTTCGGGTCCGTCCACTGCCGTGATGGCTCCGCAGAGAACGCGTCGCGCGCGGCATCCCCTGCGTGCTCCAGGTCCGGGAAGTGCCCGAGACCTACGCCGGGCACAGCTTCGTAAGTACCGTACGCCGTCGCAGGATGATCCCCGCGCAACCGCAAGAACGTCTCCAGTTCGGCACGCTGCTTGGCGATCGCCTCGCCGTGCGAAAGCTGCGGCTCGTCCGGCATCGATGCCCACTTCGCCTTCAGCTCATCGAGTGTGAGCCCGTGGGGCTGGGCGTAGCGCGCGTCGAATGAAGTGCTGCGGATGTCGCTTCCTTTTTGAATTGCCTTGGTGTCGAGCTTCTCGGCGAGCTCTTCCAGCAAGCGACCGACGCCCTTCTTCACGGCACCGCCGCCTGCGAACCCTGCACGAGCCTCGCCCGAGAGCACCATGTCGCGCGCCGTGGTAAGCGGGACCTTCAGGCGCTGAGCGGTCTCGAAAATGAGGTCTGAGAGGATCTCCAGCTTCGGCGCACCCACCTGCGTCTCGACGCCCGTGTGCGGAGCGAGCACGCCCCAGAGCGTGGCCTGCCCAGGGACTGCTTCGAGTCCTGCCTTGGCAGCGACGTCCTTGCGCCACCAGGGCGCGATCTGCGTGAGCTCGCCACGCGAGATCGACTTGTCCGGGATCATCTCCTCGCCGCGGCGCGTACGCATGTCGCGCACGTCAGCGAGGCCGATGCCACGCGAGAAGTGAGCGTCGCCTACGGGCACGTCAGTCTGTCGGCCGAGCTCGGTGGCGTTGCTCGCCTGCCCGTAGATCGGCACCTTGGGGGACATCATGCGCGGCTCGCCGTACTCCAGGTAGTTGCGCATCGCCGGTGCCTGGGCCGTACTGTGGTAGGCGTGCGAAGGAAATCCGAAATCCTCGTCGCCGAGCCCCATTTTCTGGCGCGTCTCCAGGGGCATTCCGCCGTACCGTTCGAACTCGTCGAACCGCCCAGAGTTGGCGAGCATGTTGGCGGCGGTGCCGCGCTTGAGCTCGGTGACGACGTCGCTCGACGGGCTCGACATGGCCGTGAGCCAGTTGAGGCGTGAGTAACGGTCCGCAGCCTCTTCGGGACCGAAGAGCTCCTTGAGCCGTTCGTACGCGGGGTCCATGGCGTACCAGCCCTGCATGCCCTGGCGCAGGTTCGGTGCGTGCCGCTCGGTGGCGTCGAGGATGTTCACCAGTCGTCGCGTGTTCGCCGGGTACATCACCATATCCGCGGCGTCCGACCCTCGCGGGTTCGCGGCCATGCCGGGGATGACGCCCTTGGCGGTGCCGGGTGTGTTGCCGATCTTGGCGAGGTCTGCGCGCGTCACGCCGAAGAGCTCACCCAGGTTCGGGCTCTCGGGGGCGACGAGCGCCTCGCCCTGCTGTGCGATGTCGATCGGGTTGCCGTAAATCCCAGGGTAGGCCTTGCGCTGAGCGCCGCGGATCGTCGAACGGTTCATGGGTGCCTTGCGGATCGCTTCGCGCAGCTCCATCAACAAAGGGGCAAGGTCAGCCATCACTCCACCTCGTCGAAAGTTGCGAGCCCGCCGCGGGCGAAGATCGGACCGGTGTAGTTGACGTCAGCGCGCGGAAACGCGTACGGGCCGAAGTTGCCGGATAAGTACGAAGGGCGATTGCGACCGAGCTGCGGGGTCACGGTCAGCTTGCCACCGTGCTCTCGTTGCCAATCTGCGAGCACACCAGGGTCGGAGAAGTAGTCTTCCTCGTACCGATCCGACTTGCGCGCCTTCGGGTCCCAGGTGTGGTACTCGAACGGTGGCATCAAACTATCCGAGTCGCTGGTCATGGAGCGCTCGGTGCTCTGGAGCATCGGATGTACGTCGTACTTCGGGTGATGGCGGCCCAGCAGTAGCGGGCTGTAATCGGAGTCGCCAAGCATATTGAAGGCGTAGTCGCGGTGCCGTCCCTGGTGCCCCACAGTCTTCAGGCGCTCACCGTCCGCGCCAATCGTCACCATGGGGGCCCAGTTCAGTCCGTGCTCGTCCATCTTTGCCGCGACCATCGCCGAGCGCAGCAGCTCATCGTTCCACATCGTCATGGGGTCAATTGCAATTCCGCCAGAGCGGTCCGCGGCCATGGGCTTGCTCCAGTCGAGCATCGACCCAGGGCGCACCATTGCCACCTCTGCCGGCGTCGTCCCGAGCTCGTACAGCCCGTGCGGGGACATGTACTTCAAGCCACCCGGTGCGTAGTCGGCCATCTTCGAGAGACGTGCGAAGTTCATCGCGGGCATGATCTTGCGCAGCTCGTCCATCATCGCGCCGAGTGACTTGCGCGTGTCGCCTGATCGCGCGAGCGCGGGCACCGCGGCCGACATCGTCCCGTGCCCGCCTAACTCCATGAGCCCCTCACCCAGGGCTCGAGGAATTCCGCGCACGGCGCGCGAGAGCGGTCCCGCGAGAGGCGTGAGCTGGGACGCCGCGTCGGCGGTCTGCTCGACATCGTGTGGGTTGTGGAACTTGAACGGAGTCGTCTCGCTGAACCAGTTCGGATCACCCGACGTGTCTTCCTGCGCGTAGTGCGGCTCGGCGTTCTCGATCGAGAGATCCGGCAAGTGCTCGCGGCGCAGGAAATTGGTACTGCCCTGATCGGGCAGCAGCACGCTCTCTGCAGGCAGATGCGCAAGCAAACTCGTAGGGAGCGCTGCGGACATCGCGTGCCGGCCCTGCACACTCTTCGTGCGCAGCCAGTCGATCGCGTCTCCGAGCCAGCCGAGCGGGCCGTGCTCGTCGCTGGGCCCTTCTTCCTGGTCCGCTACCTCGCCGCCATCGGCGAAGTTCTGCGCATCCTCGCGCGCGTGTGACGTAGCGACCGCCGCGCGCAGTGCCGCGAGCCCGTCGACGAGCGAGCTCACCGGATCTCCCGGTAGAGCACCTCGCGCACTCGCGGGAGCGGCGTGAGGCACCAGTAGAGGAAGTCGGTCACGAGCTTCATCGAGAGCGCGAGCGCCGGCCTGACGAACGGCACCAGCAGAGCGATCCAAAAAATGCGGCTCATTCCTGTGCCTCGTACGTGGCGAGCGGTCCGGCTGCGAACGACCCGACCGGCGAGATCACGCCGGCGTCGAGCATGTACGCCGTGGGCAGGCGCGCGGCCGAGTCCATCCCGAGCCGGCTGAGCGGCCCGCTCAGGTTGGGGAGCTTGTCGCGCGCCGCCTGCTGGGCTGCGCGCAGCGCGCCCTGGAATCCGGTGCTGCCCTGGATGAGACGGCGGCCCGGCGCGTACCGGCTGAGCGCCGCGAACGGAAGCCCAGCGATGCCGCCGGGGAGCCCGGTGAGGAACTCGATTGCCTTGTCCTGCACGCTCTGCTCGCCCGTGTGCGGCTGCTCCTTCGTCACCCGACGCATCTGCCGGCCGAGATCCCGAAGGCCCGTACCCTCGATCTCATTGCCGGCCGCGTCGCGCTGGCGCGTGCTGTCGCGACCGCGTGCCGCCGAGCGCGAGCTCATCTGGTTGCGCGTGTCGTTCGCCGCGGCCTGTTCGAGATCGTACCCGCTGAGCGTCTCGCCCGCGCCCTTGCCGGCGTTGGTGGCTCGTCCGAGCACGGAGTTCGCGCCGTAGACGCTGTCGGTGGCCTTCCACAGCTTCTGCGCGCCGGGCGGTAGCTGGCTCTGGATGGCGTCGGTGACCACCTCGCGCGCCTTGGCGAGCTTGGCGATCTGGGCGCGCACCTCGGGCGTGGTGTCTGGCCCGATCGCGGGAGTGGTCTTGTCGATCTGCTCGCGCAACGCGCGCAGGTGGCCGGTGGTCATCCCGCCGTCCTTCTTGGCCTGCGCGATCGTGTTCTTCAGGTAGCCCTGCAGAGTCGCGGCCAGTTCGTTCGGTACACGAACCTTCTTGCCGTTGACGGTCTTGGTGCTGAACCCGCCGATGTTCAGGAACGCGTCCTGCAGAGGCGTGTTGGCACCGGTGTTCATCACGTGCGGCGCGGCCGGGTAGCTGTTGAGCGCACTGTAATACGGGTCGAACGTGTCGGCCGATGCGTCGAACAGTTGGTTCTTCACGGGCGCGTTGGGGTTGCGCGGCGGGCTCACGAGCGAGCCGCGCTCGCCGCCCTCGATCCGCGCCGCGAGCTGGGCCATCTCCTTGTCGCTCATCGGGCCGGGGTCGGCGAATGGCACCGAGCTCCTGTTGGCCGCGAGCAGGTTCAGCCGCTCGGCGGCTTCGTCGCGCGCCGGCTTCACGATCGAGCGGCTGATGGGGTTCTGTTCCCACCGGCCGATCAGCGAGTCGGGGTTGGTCATGCCCCAGGTGAGGGTGCCATCCGGGAGCTGGCTGCGCAGCGCCGCCGCGTCCGCGGTCGGGGTCACGCCTCGGGTGAGGAGCCCGGCACCGGCCCGCAGCGCCTCGATCCCGGTGCCGCCGGCCATGCCACCGAGACCGCCCACGATCGCCCCTGTGCCGCGCTGGTCGGGCGGGGCCTCCACGGCACCCATCTCCGCCCCCTGACGCGTCTGGCGGACGATGGAGCGGGCCACGGGGCTTGCCAGCCCTTCGCCCAGCCCGGCCCCCTTGAGCTTCGTGGCGAGCTTGGCGAGCGCCGCCGCCTCGCCCTCCCCGGCACCGGCCCAGCCGCCGAGCTCGCCACCGAACCAGCCAGCGCCGCTGGTGGGGTCAGCGGCCAGGGGCTGGTTGCGGCGCTCGATCTCGGCCAGATCCCGGTTGCTCACAGCCCCTGGGACGCCCTGGGGGAGGAGATTGCGCAGTTTCATGCCGGTGGTCGCCAGCGACCCGATCAGGCCCGCTCCAAGCTTCTGGACCGCGTTGCCCTCGACCGCCGGGCGGGTCATGCCGCGGAGCGCGTCGGCGCTCTCGTACTCGCGCTGGTAGGCCTGCCTGAAGGCCTCGCGGGGCCCGCCCTTGGCGTTCAGGGCCTGGGTCAGCTCGGCGACGACGTCGTCCCTGCCGTCGGCCGTGGCCGCCGCGATCGCCTTCTGGTAGCGCTGTACTTCGGCCTGGGCGAGCCGGCGGCCCTGGACCCACTGGCTGTCGCCCGCGTTGCCGAGCCCGCCGTAGAGATCGTCTGCCATTACCGGCCTCCCGCGCCCTTCAGGTAGCTCTGCGCGTCGCTGCTGAGTGTACCGCCGCCGCGGCTGCCCGTCGCCCCAGGCAGCTCGGCCTCTTCGAACCCTTCGGCCTTCATGTCACGGAGCGTGCGGATCGTGGCCGGCGAGAGCTTCTTCTCGAACCAGCCCTTGTACCGGCCCTGCGCCGCCTCGGGGATGCCGCCGTAGAACCCACGACGCAGCTCGCTCATCTTGCCCGCGAGCAGAGTGGGCAGCACGCCCGAAACGATCTTGCCCATCTTCTCGTCGCCCAGTAGCCCGGCGAACTGCTCGGGGCTGTTGGCTGCGGCCGCAATTCGCTCCAGCGCCGTGCGCTCGTCCACGCCCGTCTGGCTGCCGGCGATCGCCTTGGCGAGCTCGCCCGAGACCAACTGCAGGCCCGCCTGGAGGTTGGTCACGTCCGCGCTCCCGGTGTTGGTCTTCAGCCAGTTGCGGACCGCGTTCGCACCGCGCAGCTGGCCGTTCTGCATCGCCTTGGAAAGCTGCCGGAGCGAGTCGAGGTGGTTGATCACCGTGTTGTAGCTGATGATCTGCGCGCCCGGCGAATTGGTGCCGAGCTTGCTGTACGCGTTGACGGTGTCGCCGAGCTGCTTGAAGTCCGTCTCCGAGTAGTTCGGGTACGTGGTGTACAGGTAGTTCGCCAGCGCCGAGCGCTTCTGGGTGTTGCCGCCCGCGCGCGAGAGCGCCATCTGCAGGCTCTGCTGCAGGTTGCCCACCGCGTCCATCATCTTCCGGTCATCGTCGCTGAGCGTGTACTCCGCGTTCGGGTCGGTGTGCGGGGCGATGTAGTTGAGCTTGCGGATGCGCGCCTCGATCGGCGCACGGCGCGGGTCGTTCTTGGGCAACGCGTCAAGCGCCGTCTGGAGCTTGACGATCTCGGGCTGCGCCCCGGTGGCCGGGCCCTTGGACGCGACCTGCAGGGCCTTGCCCTGCAGGTTCGCGTTGATCTGTGCGAGCTTCAGTCGCGCCGAGAGCACGCTCGGATCATAGGGATCACCCCCTTCAGGGCCGAAGCCTGCGATCTGTTGAGAGAGCTTGTCCGCCTCGTCCTGTTGCCCCTCCTGCCAATCCTGGCGCTTCTGCAGTTGTGGGATGAGCTCGCGGTTCGCGTTCGAGAGGCTCTCGAAGAACGAGCCGGTGCGCGTCGGGCCGCCCATGCCGGCCGAGAACGCGAGCCACGACATGCCGTCGTTGTAGCGCCGGCTGAGCACGTGCTGGCGCGCGGCCACGAGCGCGTCGCGCTTGGCCTTCGCCGCTGACTGGGCACGCGCGATGTAGTCCTCGGTCTCAGGATCGCTGAAGCCGGTGCGTGCCTTTTCGAGCGCGAGCTTCTGCGCCTCGACATTCGGCGGCCCCTCGTCCTGCGATCCGTTGATGGTGACCTCGGGAAGATCCGAGCCGTCGTCATCCTCGTCGTCACCCGTGTCGAACGGTCCTGCCATATCAGAGCACTCCCAGTGCGCGACGGTTGCTGCGTCCACCGACCAGCTGACCGAGCTTGTTCGCAGGCGGCTTCACGGACGCAAGTCCGCCGCGCGCCTTGTACACCACGCCACCTCTCGCGCGGACGGCCATGCCACCCTGCTCCTGCGTGAGCTTGTTCAGCCCCGTGAGACCGGTCGCGAGCGAGCCGAGCTGGCTGAGCGGCGAGGGTTGGAAGTTGTTCCCAGGCCCCGTGTTGCTGCCCGAGGTCGTGGACGACGCCGGCAGGCCGCGGATGATCTGGCTCATCCAATCGAGCGTCGAGCGCGGGTAGTTCACCTCGTTCTGCCAGTTCTGGTAGCCGTAGTCGAGGTTCTTCTGCGCCTGATCCTGCTGCTGCTGGCCGATCGCGTTGAGCTGGGCCGAGTCGGTGATGCCCATCTGCTGCGCGGCCTGGGCGAGCGCGCCCTGCTGCTTGGCTGCGTCCAGCCCGAGCTGTCCCTGTTGCGTGCCGGTCGAGCCGTACTGTGCGCCGATCTGGCCGAGCTGCTGACCGGCCTGTAGCAGGGCGTTCTGCTGCTGGCCGCCGAACCCGCCCATGGTGCTCGCAAGCCCCGCGAATCGGCTCATGTCGTTGTTGAACGCGCCCTGGCCCGCGGTGTACGCGTTGGCGAGCGTGGCGTTCGCGTTGTCCTGGATGTTCTGGGTGACGTCGCGACCGGCGCGGCCAGCGAAGTCCATGTTCCGATCGCTCCCGAACTGGCCCGAGCTCACGAACTCGTTGCGCAGGCTCGGCATCACGTTCTCGTTGAAGTTGCGCATCGCGAGCGACGCCGCACGGTTCGTGACGTTGTCCACGAACGGGTTCATGTAGTCCTGGACGTTCCGTCCGGTGAACGTGTTGCTGGCCGCGCCCGCCCACGGAGCCGCGGCAGAGAGCGCACCCATCCCAGGCTGGACCGCGCCGCGTGTGAGGTCGGTGGCGCTGTTCAGGTTTCCGCCCGCGGCGTTGAACCACGGGTTGGCGTTGCCCGGCGTGGCGGCGGTGCTGGTGATGGCGCTGTCGATCGCGGGCGCGTACGCGCCGACGTTCTGGCGGACCATGTCGAACGAGCCCAGCGTGTCGGGCAAGAAGCTCGCGTAGCGCTGGTCGTCGTACTGCTGGTATGGCTCCACGCCGACCTCGTTGGCCTTGGCGACCAACCCTTGGGTGTAGTCGCTCAGCCACGTCGGGATGTTGGTGACGCTGCTCCCGTAGCTCGTGGTGGACGGCGGTGCCGATCCGTTGAAGAGGAAGTCCGTCGTGCTACCCATTAGCCGTTCCCCTGCATGTACTGTTCAGTTTTGCGCTTGCGGCCTGTCCAAAACAACCTGAGTTTCTGCTTTGCACTTTCAGGCAACTCGCGACCGCGTCGTAGCTGCCTCATCTTTTCGCAAAACTCAGGAGACCTCTTGACTCCAAGTTTCGCAGCCCTGATGCGCTCACTCTTCTGCGCTGTCTGAGGCTTCCCCAACATCGAAACACGACGTCGTTCAATCGTCTCTGCCGATTGCTTAATGCCTCTGTGTGCAAGAGACAACCTGCGGCGGGTTTCAGCGGATACTTCTTTTCGAACTTCCCCACCAGCGGTCAAGTTGTACCCAGCAGGTGCCAACGTTCCCAAGTCCGCGATGAGCAGCCGCTCCAGCTCGATTGCCTCAGTCACAGACGGCACGGTGCACAAATGTTCGAAATTGAAAGAATCTGCACCGTGTACACGAATTGCGTTCTGCACGTAACTCCGACGCTGCTCGCAGCGCGAAGCTGACACATGCACCCGCCAGCGGCGCTTTACCGGCTGTCCAGTGATGCCGATATAGCTCATCGTGTTCAGCTTGTTGCTGATTCGGTATACAGCGTACATCAGGTCACGCTGCCAAGGAGTTTCTCAGCAGACGGCGCGTCTGCACTGATCTTGCCCTTCACGAGGTTACGCCCTTTGTGTTTACGCAGAGTTTCGCGCATCTGATCCAAGCGGCGCGCACCTTCCTTGGTGCTCCCGTCTCCAAGCAGCGCCACGGACTCGCTATCCCACACGTACTCCCCGTCACTCAGCCTCGCCGGAATTTCATCGGTGCGTCCTGTTCCCGGACCACTGACGTGCCCCGCGACGGCGCTGCCGCCGTGGGCAAGTCCCGGCAGCTTGTAGTTGCCGTAGCGGCTGCGGAAGACCGAGCCTGGAGTCGGGATCGTGTACTGGTTGCTGTTGTAGTCGTTCCCGAGCTGTGGCCCCTGCGCCTGCGACGTGCCGCCCGAGACCACCGGAGTGGTGGGCACGTAGGTCGGCGCGGGCAGCGTCACAAGCTGCTGGTCGGCGAGCGACGCAGGCACCGGCTTGCCGTCGGCGCTCCAGGTGAGCTGATCGGGAACGGTGTAGTACCCGTTCTGGTCCTGGTGCAGCGTGCGGATGCCGGCGCGGGTGGGCACGAACTTGTGGTCCATCAGGTACTGCGGATCGATCCCCATGCCAGCGAGTGTGTCGCCGTTGACGTCGATCCGACCGCCGCTCGCCATGCCCACCGGCGGAACCTGCGGAACCATCGCGGCGAGCGAGTTGTCGAGGTAGAACGGCTGGTTGTTGGCTTGCTCGCCGTAAGTATAGGTCACCGGTCCGCTGGCACTGTTGCGCGTGCGGTTGAAGGTGAACTGCGGCAAGTGCATGGCGAAGTTCGGGTCGGTGGGCTGCATCGGCGCACCCTGCTGCCCGTTCTCCGACGGACCGAAGAGCGAAGAGGCCAGCATCGCCGAGATGTACGGGTGCTGCTTGGCGTAGCTCAGTCCCGCCTGCACCAGACCGTTCATGCCCGAGCCGCTGGCACCGGCCGCACCGGAACCCGCGCTGCCGAGGATCTTCGACAGCGCACCGGTGGACTGGGCGGCATTGGCCGCCGCAGGAGCGGCGCTAGAGAGCGCACCGGTCAGCGCAGGTGCGGCCCCTGCGGCGCTCGCCGCCTCGGCCGCACCCGCGGCACCTGCAGCGCCAGACGCGCCGGCCGCCGCGTTCATCGGAGCGAAGTCGCCGAACTGCATCCCGCCGAGCGACGTGCTCGCCGTGGGCGCGGCGCTGATCGAAGTGTCCGCGGCGAGCTTGCCGGCGTCGCCCGCGAGACCGAGCTTGCTGCCGAAGGCCGATGCAGGACCCGCGGTCTGCGTGAGCGCAGTGCCTTCAGGTGCCACCATGCTGGTGCCCTTGGCTGCCGCACCTGCGCCGCTGAAGTAACCGCTGAGCGCGCCACCTGCGCCGCCCAGCAGTCCACCGCGCAATACGTCACGCCCATTGCCGCCCGAGGCGGCCGAGGTGAGCGCACCGATGATACCGTTGCCGAGTGCACCTGCTGCCATCGAACTCGCGCCAGACCCCAGCAGCGTCGCACCCAGCCCCGAGCCCACTCCCGTGAACATCAGCGCCGCGCCGATGATCGGGATCAGGCTCTTGAGCGAGAAGTACTCGGGCATGCCCGTTTCGGGGTGGTAGGTCGGCTCGCCCCACATCGACTTCAGCAGCTCGAACTCGTCGCGGTTCATGTGCACGAACATGTCATCGCCGTACCGGCCGGCGGCGGCGACTGCCTTGGCGTGCTGCGCGAGCCCGCCCTTGGAGAAGGCCACCCGCTCGTCGGGGATGACGATCATGCGGACCACGACGGACGGTTCGCCCTCGCGGAACGTCGGGCTCTTGATCTCGTAGCGCATATCAGTTCACCACCATGTTGAAGTCGGCCACCCAGGCACGCCAGTGCCCGTAGCTGTTGGGTGCAGGAGGATTCTGCTGTGCGATGCCGGGCAACTGCAACAGCTGCGTTGCCCAGTTCCGCCAGTCCTTGTGCGAGATGATCGTCGGCACTGCCCCGAACCGTGCAAGCGTGAGCGAGGCCTGCTCGGCCCAGTCCTCGAACCCGTCGAACCCGCGCTCGTCGAGGATCATCCTTCGATCCTCCCGCCGTACTCGGTGACGTGTGCGTAGGTCTCGCCCGCGACGAAGTCGCCGTCCTGGACGTTGCTCTCGAACTTGAAGCTCATCAGCCGTGCGGTCGTCTTGAACCCGATCGTCTGGTCGCTCGTTGTCGCGGGCGTAGCGGCGACGGGCATGCTCTGCAGGTCGGTGTCGGTGGCCCGCGCGTTCGCACGCCCGCGGACCGTGACGGTCATGTCACCGGTCTGCTGGAAGTCCGGCTCGACGATGCTCACCGAGAGCGTCTTGCCGGTCGGCTGCTGGCCGCCGAGCAGATTGAACTCGTTGGTCTCGTAGTAGCTGCGGACTGGGTTGGTGTCCGTGCCGTCCACGTTGTTGTAGCCCTCGTCGTGCTTGAGCAGACGGTACGTGCCGCCGCTCACCTGATCGACCCCGGTCATCACCGGATGCTCGTAGACCTTGGCGTACACGCCCGAGGTACGTCCGGCTCCGGGCAGCACCGTGTCGTACCACGTGTTCTCGCGGACGTTGTAGATCACGGCGTGGGTGCACTCGGTGGCGTTGCCGCGCGGGTAGCACCACCAGATCTCGCCCCAGCGAGGAAACTTGATCGCGAACACCTTCTGACGATAGGCGTAGTTGAGCCCACCTTCGAGGTCGTCGTAGAACCAGTCGAGGTTCATCTGGTTCGGCAGCTCGCGCACAACCCCGTTGAACATCATGAACCGGTCAACGCCGGCCCAGTAGTAGACGCCGTCGAACTCGATGATGCTGTTGCTGCTCAGCACCGAGATCCCATCCGAGATCGTGTCGAAGGCGAAGATCGTCGAGCCGCCGTTGTAGGTCGCACGCACGAGCGAGTCGAGCGTCCAGAACAGGCCCGACGGACCGCCTCCGGTGCCGCGCAGCTGCATGCCCTTGAGGATCTTCATGCCCGAGACGCGCACGCCGGTCGTGCCCCCGCCGCCGTCAGCGGTGGCGATGTCGGTGGGCTTGTTGGGCGCGGTCCAGGTGAGCCAGCCGTCGTTCCCGAAGATGAAGAGGTAGGGGTGGATGATGGCGATGCCCCCCGAGACATTCGGCAGCGCCGTGTCCACGAGCGCGCCCGTCGCGGTCATGTCCCCGTACCAGATCTTGGTCGTGGTGGAGTCGCTGATGTCGAGCAGGTTCGGAGCGCCGTGCGCGATGACGCGCGCAGTGTTCGAGACCGTGTCGTAGAGCGTGCCGAACTGCCAGTTGTTGCGGTAGTCGGCAGCGAGCCCGGCGGGCGTGCGGTCAGAGCTGCCGATCAGGACGTTGTTGAAGTCCGTGATCCGCTGGTAGACCTTGCTGTTGCTGCCGGTGTGGAAGTACGCGTTACCGCCCTGGACATAAGCGTGCAGCCCGTAGACCTTCTCGGTCAAGGTGTTGTCGATCGTGCGCCAGCCGCGCATCTTGCGCGGAAGGCCGCGGTGCCAACGGCACCACTGACCGTCAACGTGGTACTCGCCCTCCAGACGTGTCCCGTCCCGCTTTATGCCGGGCTGGGACATGATCCGAAAGAGCTTCTCCTGTGCCATCAGCCTTCGCTCTTCTTGTCCGCGTCGAGCTCGGCCTGCGCCTGCGCCACCGCTTCGAGCCGGTTGAGGATCTTGCGGCTGAACTCAGCCGGTGCCTTCTGCAGGAACAGGAACACGGTCCGGCCCTCCTCGGCAGAGAGCTCGAAGTTGAAGCTGTCCTTGAACTTGATGTCGTCCATAGTTACTCGATGTCGTACGTGACGCTGAACCCTGGCGGCACACCGCGCAGGCCGGGCCCCAGCGGGGCGGCGTTGCCGGTGCCGTCGTAGACCTGGAGCTGCGTGCTGTTGGTGTACGGGTCGCACACGCCCACCTGGGTCGTGCCGGTTAGGATCACCTGCGCCGTGGGCATCGCAAGCCTCGCGGCGCGGATTGCTGGCGGGATGCCGCTGATGTAGGTGATGCTGGAGCCCGAGGCCTTGGTGGCGTTGAGCCCTGCCGGGCACGTGACCGTCACCGTGGAGCCGTTGCGACGCCAGTAGAAGGTCGCCGTGGGCGAGGTGTCCGCGCCGTTCAGCGTGCCCGTGAACGTGTTCGCACCGTGCGTGGTGATGTTCGCAAGCCCGGTAACGCTGTAGCTCGGCTCGTACGCCGAGGCCTGACCACCGGTTGCGATCTTGAAGACATCGAGCGAGCCGGTGAAGTCGGCGATGTGGAACGAGCCGTCGGCGTTCGCCGCGTACATCCACCACTCGCGCACGCCCGCGGCGACGAGCGCCATGCGGCCGTTGTCGCCCGTGTCGCTGACTACGTAGAAGCCGGGCGAGCCCGCGACCGCGTTGACCGTGAGCGTGCCGCCCGAGGAAGCCTTGGCAAGGTTCCACTGGTTGTTCGGGTTAACCGTGAGCTGCGAGCCGCTGAGCGCGGCCACCGCGGTGGTGACGCTGGAGGCCTGGAAGACCGAGTCGCCGATGGTGCCCGAGCCGATTGCCGCACGCGCGGCAGAGGCCGACGCAGCTGTGAAGACTGCGTCGCCCACCGCGGTCGAGCCCAGGTTCATGCGCGCACCCGACGCCGTCGTGGCACCGGTGCCGCCCGAGGCCACCGGCACAGGGAGGGTGATGCCAGACTGGCCCGCGACCACGTTCGTGCCATCGCAGTAGACGATCGCCTGACCACCTTGGGTGATGGTCTGGCCCGTGCCCGCGGCGGTCTTCACCGTGAGCGTGAACGCCCCAGTGGTCTGGTTGTTGACCCAGTACTGCTGGACCGTGTTGGGCACGATGATGTTGCGGTTGCCGGTCAGGACACCCGTCAGCAGGTACGAGATGCGGTTGAGCTGCGCGCCGGCAAGCGTTAGATCTCCGGTGCCGGCGGCGTTGACCGTGGTGTAGTCGAACGAGCCGCCCGCACCGGAGCCGCTCGCGGTGATCGTGTAGAACGCGGTGCCGTCGCAGAAGATGATGCACCCGGCCTGCGCGGTCGAAGAGAGCGTCTTGGTCGCCGCTCCGTCGATGAGCGCGCCGCCCGAGGGGGAGAGCACGAGGTTGCCGGTGCCGGCGTTCTTCACGTACACGAACCAGCCGTTGGTGGCGGCCACCGCAGTCGGCAGCGTGCACGTGTGCCCGCTTCCGGTGTACACGAAGGCCTGCGCACGCTGCGAACTGCTGATCGTGAAGTTGGCCGATACGGTCGTGACCGGCAGGTTCTGCTGAAGCGCCGAGCCCACCACCTGCAGGCCACTGCCTGCGATGGCTGCGAGGTTGATCGAAGCCGACTGCGCCCCGAACTGGAACGCGGCCCACGTGCCGGCAGCGGTCGAGTTGTCCTTCAGGTACAGCATCCAGACCGTGCCGGGCGTGGCGCTGATCAGGACGTTGCCCACCGAGTCCTTCACCGTGAACAGGTAGCTCGGGCTCAGGTTGTTGAAGAGCGCGATCGGGCCGGTCGAGCCGCGCCGCGCGTCGGGCATCGAGACGCTGAACGAATTGCCGGTCGGGGTAACGTCGATCATCGACGACACGTAGGTCTGTCCCGAGAGCCCTTCGAGCGGCCACGCGAGCGAGACGTTCGCGCTCAGGGCAATCGCAAGGTAGTCCTGCGTATTGGTCTGGAGCGGTCCGCCGGTCTGTGAGTCGGTGTAGCTCATGCCGCCTGCCTCGTGCTGGTACGGTCCACAATCTTGCGCATGTCTTCACCTGTGAGCGCGGCGAGCGCTGCTTGGTACTTGCCCTGGTAGGTGCCGGTCATCTCGTCGTTCTTCAGGAAGATCCCAGCCTCAAGGAGCGAGGCGTACAGGATCACCTGCGGCGCGTAGTCGGTGAGCCAGTTGGTGGTGTTCACCGAATCGAGCAGCGCCGGCATGGCGTAGTACGAGATCTCCCAGTTGTAGGCCGCGTCCGGGGTCGGGGCAATCAGCCAGTTCACGTACTGGAAGTCCGCATACAGCTCGGGCGGTGCCTGCGCCGAACTGTCCGGCGCGTACATCCGGCAGTACTCGTAGCTGCGCGGCCAGATGGGCTTGCGGGTCGTGCCCGTGCCGTAGAACATGCTGATGGTCGCGCGCCAGCGGGCCGGCTTTGCGTACACGCTGGTGCCGGCGACGAGGTTGCCGGTGGCGGTCGTGATCACGCCCTGGATCTTCATCTCGCGCGAGATGTTCTCCTCGGCGAGGTTGATCAGCCTCGGCAGCTGGTTGTAGACGGTGGTGTCCGTCACGTTGCCGCGCTCCAGGTAGGCACGGATGTCGTCCTGGAGCGTGCTGAAGTTCATCCCTGCTGGCATCTCACTTCACCTTGTACTGTTCGCGGTCGGCTGCGCTGACGGCGTCGGCAGCCACCGCGAGATCTCGGAGCACGGGAAAGACGTTCGGACCTTCTGCAGCTCCTGCTCGCTCTTCGCATCCAGCACTGCCTGCAGGCACCGTGTGAACGACAGGGGCGCTGGTGGAGGTTCCTGCTGCGGTCGCTGGTTGGACCGGGCCGGGGAGGTACTGCACGCGCACATCGTGCTCGTGAGCAGCGAGATCAGCAGCAAGCCGCGCCAAATCGGCCAGCTCAGCGTCCTTTGAGTGCTTCGCATTCTCGATCTCCAGTGCCTTCTTGTCGTCCGCGACCTTCTGCGCCCGAGCCACTTCGGCCATCGCCTGCTCGTACCCGATGTGCTTCACATGCTCGTACGCGTACCACAGGCCGCCGAGCACGAGCAGGATCTCGACCGGCACGAGGTAGTTGCCCAGCACACGTTGGAGGAGGCCTCGGATCATTTCTTGGTAAACGCGTCCAGTATCAGCGTCCGCAGTTCCTTCTGCCCGCTTTCGATCTTGTCGTACAGCTTCGAGTGCTGCTCGTCCATCTTGTCGCCGAGGTTGATGATGTCCTCGCGCAGCTCCTTGCGGAGGCTCTCGCGCGAGGCGTTCATCTGCCTTTCCACCTCGTCGGCGTCGCCACGGGTCTGCGAGGTCTTCTCCAGGTCAGAGACACGGTTCATGGTGTTCCACCCGATGGCTCCGAGCGCCAACACAACGAGATTGACCAGCCACTGGAACCAGCCAGTGCTGTCGGTAGAGGTTGCTGGGTCCACTCTCACGAGTCCTTCTTCGGCAGGTCCGGGAAGCTGTTGAGCACGACACCGATGGCATTGAACGCGGCGGCCGCGTACAGCGCAGTGGCGGGGTGCAGCTGGCCGAGGCCTGCCGCAACGACCGCCAGCCCGCTGAACATGTTCGCCCAGCTCGAGCGGTGATTCCAGATGAATGACCAGCTCACGACTTCCGCTCCGTGGCCTTCTTCTTCACCTGATCGGCGAGCGACTGGATCATCGACGCCAGCGTCGGGTTCTTCACCGCGACCAAGATGCCGATGACAGCCCCCACCACCGCGCCTGCTATGAAGTTGATCATTTCAGTACTCCCGTTTTCAGAATGTCTGCCAGCACCAAGTAGCGTGCCTTATTCAGGCGCGCCGCGTCCGAGTCGAGCAGCTCCTTGGACGCTGTTTCCCAGTCCTTGGCGACGATCGCAGCGAGCATCTTGGGGAAGTGCAACAGCTTCTCGACGCCGAGGTTGTACGCCACGTCCAAGATCACGCTCTTGCGCACCTCGTCGAGCGCAACGTACCAGTAGAACTTCGAGAGCGACTTGTTCAGGTCTTGCACCCACCAATTGAGGATGACGTTGCACAGCTCACGCGACCACGGAATCTCAAGGTTGAACCCGTAGCCGATGGTCTCAACCCCCAGCTGATCGCGGTACTTGCGCGCACGGAAGCCTTCTTCCTGCATCAGCCGTACGTAGGCGATGTCGAGCGAGGTACCCATCAGCTGCTCCTTGCGATCGAAGTCGGGAGCTGCGCCGGATAGGCGCTGTTGAGCGTGAAGGACATCGCGATCGTCACCCCGTCGATCTTGTAGACATCCATCGTAGCCCCGGAGACCACGGTATTGCCGAGCATCTGATTGAGCATCAGGAGCGACTGCTCAAGCGTCGGTACCGTGCCCGCAGCCGGGTAGCTCTCGGTCAACTGGGTGCCGAGCAGCGCTTCCGCACCCGCATTCGAGAGCGTGTACCCGGTCTTGTCGTTGTTGGTGCCGACGATAACCGGGTTCGCCACGCTGCCCACAGAGCCTGTGAGGTTGCCGGTGAACGTCGCCGTCAGGGCAACCCCGCCCGTGCCATCGGTCATCTTCTGCAGGTTCGTGGCCGAGGTCGACGAGCCGTTGATCTGGGAGACGTTCACGGACAAGGTCACAGCCGAGCTGAGCGGTGCCGTGCCGAAGACGATGTAAGTCACCGTGCCGGTGGGCGTAACCGTAAACCCGTCGACGGTGCAGCGCTTGTTGGTGTTGGTGAACGCGTTGATGGTGCGGAACTGCCAGTATCCTTGGGTCGAGCCGTACACGCCGAGCGTCATGCCGACAGGCGTCGAGTCAGCCGAAAACGGGCACGCCGCTCGCAAGTCCACCGTGGTATTGGTGGGAGCGGCGGCCGTAGTTCCCTGATCCGTGATGCCGAGACGGGGGAACGTGCCCTCTGCGGTCAGGTCCGAACCCTCCCACTGGGTCACGTTCGCGGCGAGGGCCGAGGCGCTGAAGTCCGAAGCAAACTCGGCGCTGGCGTTGCCGTAGGTGAGGATCGTGATCATCTGGTCTTCGACGGCCTTGGTGGCGCTGTCTCCAACCGTACACACGATCTTCTTACCAGTGGTCTCGCCTGAGCTGAAGGCGAAGTCCCAGTAAGCGGTCTGTCCCATTGCGACGGCGACCGGCAACGTAGCGATGTTCGCCGCTGCACCGCCATCGATACTTACCTTGACGTCACCTGCGGCGGGAGTCCAGTCGGCGCCTACCGCGTAGTCGACGACCCCACGTTTCACCATCGGCACGTAGATGTGCGTGGCGGTGGCGTACTTGCGAAGCTCAGCTGCCATTATCGAAACCCTCTCTGAAGACCGCGGTACGGGCCGCGTTCGAGCATGACCTCTGTGACCGTCGACACACCGGCCTCATCCATGACGACCATGATCGTCATGGCGTTGTCACTGGAGTTGCCGGTCGTCCATGTCGCAGCCTGTGAGCCTGTAGCGGTGATCCGCTTGTTTTCAGTAACCCAATTGACAGCCCCGCCGACGCTGTCGACTGCATCGCTGCCGAAAGTACCGAAAGTGAACCCGGTGCCAGCCGAAGTACTGCCAGCGTCTGCGCAGAAACCCCACACCAGCGCAGGCTGTACCGTGTTAGAGGCCGTGCCGGTAGTGATGGCGTCAGTTGCGGTTGAACCGACAGGAAACTGAGTATTGCTCTTCGATACGTCGTACGCGGTCGGCGTCGCCTGCCCGGTGATCTCCTGAATCAGCATCCACGAATGGGCACTGTTGCCGCCAGCGAACGACGCAGTGACGGTCATGCTTCCGCCGGTGACGTTCTCGGCAGTGAATACGTACCAGCGCATACCTGAGGCCGTGTCTGCGATCGGACCAAGCCTGTTGGTGTACGTATTGGTACCGTCGGAGATGCCCGAGACCGTGCGGCTCGTGTCGCACTCGACGATGACAATCAGCGCGCAACCGCCCGTGATCGTGTACGTCTTCGAGATCGAAGACGCCGACCCGGGGTCAGTTGCGCGCGTGACTGTTCCGGCCGCGATAGTCACAGCGTCGGCGCATCCTTCAGCTGCTCATAGAGCCAGTCGTTGTACGTGTGGCCGGGCTCAAGCTTGGCCCGGGCATATCGGTACTCAGACTGGAGACGTGCGCTGTCGTTGCCGTTCACGACAAGCTTGCCTTCGGAGTTGAAGTGCGTCGGCTTGTCGAACGTGATCTCGAAATCGTGATACATAGGTCACCACTTGATGCGGATGTCACCGTCGTTCGGATTCACCGTGAACGGCACCCCGGCCTCGACAATCGACCCGTCGAAGAACGAGTCGTCCCAGCAAGAAAGCCGCTTGGTGCGCACGGGCAGCGTCACTGTCTGCGGACCGCCCATCTCCGGGGCACCGCACAGGAAGTACGCGTAAGCCGTCTCTCGCATCCAGACGTTGTTCTGGTACGCGCTGGTCGAGGGTGAGTTGTTCACCAGCGCCCCGTAGGCCGCGAGGCCGACGTAGTTCGCCGTGTACGGGTTGGGCTCGCCAGTCGCAGTCTGGATGTTCGGGTTGTAGTACGACATGCGGATCTGCTGCTGATCCATCGGGATATACGTCACCGTAGGATCGATGCGCGGGCCGTAGTCCCAGTTCGTCGTGGTGACGCACCGGCACAGGTTGTAGCGGCGGCTCTGCAACTCCGTAGAGTCCGCAATCGGGTTTACTTCGTGGTCGTACGTGATTCTTCCCGTAGCATTGGAGCGCAGCGCAGGCGTCACATAGTTCTGAACACGATCCACCCAGTTGCCGGCGCCGCTGAAATTCATCGACACGGAGCCGATGTGCTCAGCAAGGCCTCCGTCCATTGAGCCTGCGTAGCCCGCTCGGCCCGTGGAATCCATGTTTTGGAACCAGTTCGACAGGTTGACGTAGAAGCCGCCCGTGCTCCCTACCAGCGAACGCCACTCGGTAGCGACGAGCTTCTGGCCCGCGACGATCGCCGCGGCTGCGCCGATATTCCCCACCGTCCAGACACCGGGGGCAAGCCATGGGGCGGCAAAGACGTCGTCTCCGTAAACGAAGCTGCACAAACTATTAGCTGACAAGCCCATCGTAGCGAGCGGGTAGCCAGCGGTGAGGTTTCCACTGACGAATCCGTTGTAGCAGTACTGCGCGAGCCAGCGCTGGAATGTGCGGCCGGTACCGTCCAAGGCGGTCGCGGCGATGTTCGCTACTCGCGTCGTTCCGAATCCGTCGACCCATTCCTTGAGATTGCCGTCATCTAACAGCACCGCCCAACCAGTTCCATAGGGCGCGTGGAACGCCCAACTCCTGACCATTGTGTCAATGCCGTCCGTCTGGGCGCGCGTCATATCAATATAGGGGACGCCGTTCCACCCCGGGTTCTTGGCACGAATCGCAGCCCACACCGACTGCATGGTTTGCCCGTAGCGCTGCTCCCACGAATTCTGGTAGCTCATGATCGAGAGCCGCTCGTGAGCTGCGCACTGGATGTAGCGCGAGGAGTTGAGGTTGTCCTGCGAACCGCCGATCGTGTACGAGCCCAAGCCAAGCACGTTACCGGTGGTGACGTTCGGGATCGAGAGCACGAGGATCTGCGAAGCCGCGGACACGTTCGGAGTGCCCGTGTTGTCACGCGACTTGATGTTGATGTTCAGTGTCTGTCCCGGGGTCACGCTCGGCGTGTAGCTCGGCTGGGTGTCGTCGATGCTGACACCGACCTGCTGCACCTGCGTGCTGACCGAGCTCACGCCGTCGTCGCTCGCGATGCCGACGAGGAAGTACGGGTTACTGCCGAGGGCAACTGTGACCGGAGAGCCCATAGCGGTGAACGTCAGGCTGTCGGTCGAATAGATCGGCTGGACTGTGGTGCCGTTGGTAACTTCGAACCCGAACCAGAGCGGGCCGGTGGGGGTGGCTACGACGGTGCCGTCGAACGACGTGCCGTTCACCGACAGCCGCCCCTCGACCTTGGCGCCCTGCCCTTGGTTGTACGGAAACTGGACGACCTTGATGTTGATCGCGCCCGGAGTCAGATCCGTGCGCAGCATGCCGAATATCTTGGCGTACGGCCAACTGGCCGACCACGACGCAGGGATCTTCCACGTGAACCGCGAGAAGGTCGAGCTGCCCAGCGGCACCGTGGCGCCCATGCCGGGGAACCGGTCCGCGGTCCCGAAGCACGTGCCTCCCGTACACGCAAGCGCGAAGTCGGCGTTGGTCTGAGTCGTCGTGACACCTGTCAGTGCGGCGCCGATGGTGAGCGCCGTGGGCATCCACTGGAACCCGGCCGTGGAAGTGATCGGCGAGCCGATGGACGAGACGCCGTCGTACACCTGATAGTCCTTGCGACCGCTCCACGCGGCACCGGAAGGCGACGGATCGGCGGACGGAAACCAGCTCACGATCGGTGCCGAGGACGTACCAGTGTTGCGCAAGCCCACTGGGATCGTCGGCGCCGAGCTGTCGACCGCGGCGGACACCGAGTCCACGCTGAAAGAGTTGCTGTCGTAGTTCACGCCGAGGTAGGTGACGCGCGCCGTCAGCGAGCCGCTGCCCACGCCAGAGCACGTCAGGACGGTGCCCACCAGCGACCAGCCCGTCACGGAGCCCACGAGCACGATCGTCAGCGAGTGGCCGCGCGTGTCGAGGTATGGAGCAAGATCGAGCGTGAAGCCCGCGGTCTTGTTGGTACTGTTGGGGATGGTAGACCACACCGGAGCGGTGAGCGTCGGTGGGCTGGTGCCGATGGTCGGTCGTCGAAGCACGCTCAGATCCTCCGAGCCGATCACCGACAACGCGCCCTGCAGCGCCTTGTACTCGGGTGACGGCAGGTAGTACTTGGAAACGCCAGTGCGGGACGTGATCCGTACCGCGGTGTCCTTGAGGGCGACGATCGCCTTGGCCAGATCCTCGTCGGAGACACTCATAGCCAACCCCCAATGACCCACGGCAGCCGCACACCGTACCACGCGAAGTCGCCCGCGCTCGCTGGCGCGGTGCCGTCGAGCGGCTCATCTGGCCGCACGAATTCGAGGGTCACGTCTTCGGTGGGGCGCATGGGAAGGCGGTACGGGTCGAGCTCGTCGAGGTCGTCGCGGCACACCATGAGCCCTGGGGCGTTCGGGTCCGCTGACAGCTCGTCAAGGAAGAACTTCTTCGAGCAACGACCACAGATCGCGATTCCGTAGGTGGACCGACCGGTGGGGTTGAGGAAAACGCTCACCGCGTGTACCGGCGGATGTTCGGGGTGATCCGCAGCGCGCCGCGGTCGGTCTCGCCGGTGGCGGCCAAGTTGAACTCGGCCTCTGCCTCAGCGGCGAGCAGGGTCTTCACGTCCCCGGCGACTTCCTTGTACGCGCTGGCGCACTTGGAGGCGAGCCCTGCCACGACAGCCTCGTACCAGCGCTGCGGCACTTCGAGCTCCTGCTGCATCGTGCCCACGTCCTGGAGCTGACGGTGCGTGTAGAGCGAGAGCAGCGTGTACTGGGTGTACTGGGTTGAGGGCACGGGCCAGAGCACGAGCTTGGGCTGTCCGCGCTGCCGGTCGTAGTAGTACTGGACGGGTTTGCCCAGGTACTGCTTGTTCGGGAGCGCAGCGTACGTGTCGCGGTCCATCAGCGAGAGCGGGACGTCGCTCGGGTTGGTGCCAGCGACCAGGGTCGTGAGACGGATGGAACTGGTGGCGTCGGCGAAGACGCGGATCGATGTGGTCCCGGTGACGCCGTTGATGATGTCGTACCACACCGTCTGGCCGTTGAAGAACGCCGTCGCCGGGACGGTGACTCGGGTGGTGTAGCTCGACCCGTCGGTCGAAAGCTGGATCACGAACCCGACCGTGGCGTTGGCGCTGAAGGTGAGCCCGACCTGGGTGACCTGTGAGGCCGCGGTGAAGTCGAACTGGTAGTAGTTGTTGAGCCCGAACCCGTGCAACGTGAGTGAGCCTGGGATGGGCTGGATGGTGCGCAGCTGCGCGTTCATCACGTCGAGCGTGCCCGCTGGCAGGTAGACGTCGCTCTGGGCCTCGCTGAGCGCCACCAGCGGCCGGTCGATCGCCCAGAGCGCCAGGAGCTTGTTGCTCCAGGAGCTGAGCATCAGCCACAGGAGCTCCAGCGCGGTCTGCAGGTGCGACGAGGTGATCTGCTCGGGGGCGAGCTTGCACCGACGCACAGCGTGGTCGATGACCTGACGCGTGTTGAAGACCGTTGTACCGACCGTGCCAGAAGTTGCCAATCTCAGCTCCTATCAGCCGCTGGATTGGCGCGCGGTACTACAGCTCGCCCAGGTTGCGGGCGACTATACGCCCGCCCCAGCCTGTGGTAAAGGGGTCAGCCTTTTGGACGCTGCGGCGCGACGGCGGGGGCCGCCAGCGGCTGCTGGGCCTTCTCGGCCGCCATGACCGCCGCCTGCTGGCGCGGGTTGCGGATGTGCTGCCGGACGACGCTCTTGCCGGCCGAGCCGGTGAAGCCGAAGTCGGTGGGGTAGTCGTGGCCTTCGCGGAATGTCTTGCCCATGGAAGCTCCTACAGAATCTTGATGGTGCCCGTACCGGTGCCGTTGTACGCGAACACGTCGAGCGTGCAGTAGAGGACCGAGGGCTGCCCAGTGCCGAGCGCGCCACTGGTCGTAGCCGTCACGCCTACTGTGATCTTGGTGCCTGACGCGGTGAGCGTGGTGTTGCCCAGCGTAAGACCCCAGTTGCCGTTCGTGAACGACGACAGCGCCGTGGTGATCGGGTCCGTGCCACCTGTGATCGTCTGCGACGTGATCACGAAGTCCGACTGCTTGATCACCGCAGCTGCGCCGACCGTGGACATGATCGTCAGCCTGAACTTGGCGAAGTTCTGCCAGTTGTCCAGGTCGATCAGGTTCGTGGCGACGCCGCTGGTCAGCGACTTCGAGAAGTCCACCGTGCGGCGGTAGACCTTGTTGATCTGCGACGGGTAGACGTTCAGGGCCGAAGCGTTGTACGCGCCGCCTGCGTTGATGTTGGCAGAGGAGAAATTCGGGACGTTGTTGAAGCTGACATTCCGGTACGGAGGAGCTGCAACGGGGACGTTGAGCGCGTAGCCAGAGCCGGCGTCACCGAGCTGCGTGCCGTAGACGTTAAGGTTGTCCGCGTTCAGGTCAATCGCGTACCCGTTTGTGGTTGTGATGCTCCCACCGTAGATAGTCGCTGAGCCCGTCGAAGCGCCGTGGTCGTAGCCGACGATGCAGCGCTCGCTGTAGGGCGTGATCATGTCGAGCACCACGTTGCCGGCGCTCTTGATGCCGCGGTTGTAGTTCTCGATGTCGAGGTTGCGAGCCTTGACTGAGGTTACACCACCAGTGCCGTCGAGGTTCAGACCTCGCGTCGTACCGGTGGTCTTGCCGTACATGATCACGCTGTCGAGCTCGATGTCGTTGCCGGTCTTGATCGTGATGCCGTTGGTCACTGCCGCAGGCTGATCGTAAACCCAAACACTGCCGACTCGGATGTTGTAGGCGGAGGTGATGTACAGCCCGTCCGTCGCCGTGCAGTTCGTGAGCTGCAGGACGAAGCTCAGCAAGTCGATGCGGAAGTCGAAGCCACCTGTGTACAGCGACCCGTCAATGACCAGCCGCGCGTTGCCGTAGGGCATGAGCACGGTGCTGAAGTTGCGACCGAAGCCCAACATGACCACGCCAGGCGGAATGAAGATGTCACCGGTGTACTTGATGGTCCCGTTCGGCAGCTGCAATGGTCTCAGCCCGAGGCCACCGCCACTAGAGCCACTGCCTGCCGGGGACGCCGCGTAGATCGCGTTCTGTAGCTGCGTCGTGCAGTCGGTGACGCCATCCGCTACGACGCCGAACGTCTGCGCAGCCAGTGACGCGTTTGCGTACAGCTCATAGAAGTTGTCGTTCGACGCCGAGTCGTTGGTGATCTTGCGAGACACTTACGTCGCCAGCGCAACCACAGTCGCGTTCGGTAGCCTTACCGGGTAGTACAGAATCGACTCGATCGTGCCGTTCAACCAGTACTGCCCGTCGTTGTCTTGCCCGATGTGGATGGTCGTCGGGTTCGGCATGATCGAGCCATCCGTGGCGACCGTTCCGCCATTGAGGGCTAGCGCGCGACCGAGCGACGAGTGCGCAAGCGCTCCCTTGAAGCGCGTACCGTTTGCGGCAAAATTACTGGTCGCCAGTCCACTGCTACCTGTCCAGCAGCTGAGGCTGAAATTTGTGCCGCCATTATTTTGCAGGCTGATCGGTGTCGGATCGAGCGCGTTGCTGTAGCCGATAACACATTCCGTGGTCACCTGAGCCGAGGTGCTGCGTTTGGCTGCTGCGACCCATGTGCTGCCCGTCTGGCTAAACCACGCGCTACTTACCGGGATGCTGCAAATATCGGCAGAACGGGTAACAGTTGCGGTCGTGGTGGAGATTCGACTGCTGACAGTAGCCGCCTGCTCTACTTGATAGCCCCACGCAGACATCGATGTAGCGGTGCCGGCGTAGCAAATCAATGCAGCGTTCGTAGTTGAGAAAGTAGTCAGCCATTCAACGCGGTACCACCCATTTGGGTAAGCAACCATTCGCGCCCCTGACACCCGAGAGCCAGAGCTCGTAACCGTCCCGGCGGCCGGGTTAACGGTCACGATCGAATTGCCATCGCCGCCATCGTAGCTGAGATTCGCAGCGGTGCACCCAGAGACGTTTTTTACCCACACGCTGCACGCGTAGGTAGTCGCGAGCGCTACGATCAAGCCTTGGTAGTATCCATCGAAACCGCCACCCGCAGTGATTGTAGGCGCAGTCTGAGTGCCGTCCGGCGCTATGTTGGCGTTAGCAACTCTAGTAGGAGACGAGCCGGGGTTCCAAGCGCCCACGTTGCCAATGTCATCGGACCAGCGAAGAAGATTTGTCCTCGCTTCCTCGATCAGTAATCCCTTCGCCACTAGCGTCGTCGGGTCGTACTCGAAGCGAGGACTGTCCACAGGCACAGTCTGAAGTAAGCCATTGCTGGCAGTGACTACTGCCGTGCTCGCGCGAGTGAACGTGATGCGAGAGTCGAGCGCCGATGCGCCGGAGAACTGGAGCACCAGTGAAGGCGCGATCTCGTTGAGCTGAGACCCGCCGAGGAGAACCCCGGGCGCGCTCAGGCCGTCCGCTTGGTTCAGCCCTACGACGGGTGACAGGCTCACGCGATACCCGCCTGGTTGACCGTCAGCGTCGCGCTGCCGCTGGTGTACGCGGTGACGTTGAGCCGGCACGCACGCGGCGGGAACTGGTAGTTGCCGTCAGCGCTGGCCGTCTGACCGACGAGCGTCGCGTGATCGAGCCAGTTGCCGGTGGCCGGGTTGTACGTCGGCGCGAAGATGTCATCCATCGTGTGCTGGATCTTGTACGTCAGGTTCGCTCCTGCGCTCAGCACCACTTCGAGCGCCACGAGAGGCGCTGCCGCGTAGTGATCGAGCGGAATCGGTGCGCTGACAGTGGCCGATCCGACCGTGACCTGTACCGGGCGCATTACAGCAGCGCCTTGATCTTCGACAGGGCAGCGAAGAACGTCTGCAGGTCGCGCACCTGTTCGGCAACGCGTCCACTGGTTGCCAGCGAGTCAGCGTCGCGCTGCTCGATGGTGTCCTCGCGGCCCTTGATCGCCGCCTCGCGCACATCGAGCGCGTCGCTGTCGGCCTTCAGCTGTGCACGGTCCGAGCGCAGCTGCGCCTTCTGGCTCTCGATCTCCTGCTCGCGCGTGACGAGGTCCGAGATCTTCGAGCCGTACTGGGCAAGGCTCGCCTCGGCGTCGGCCAGCATGGCGCTGACTCGGTCCTGGGCAGCCTTCACCTGCGCATCCGCGGCATCGCCTGTGCGGGCCGCTGCGTCATTCGCGTCGGCGACGATCTTCGCCGCCTGGGCCTGTGCGTCGGCCACGATCTGCGCGGCGAGCGCCTGGGCATCGGCCACGACAGGGTCGGGTGTGGGGGCCGGAACCGGGTCCGGGGTGGGCGTCACATCGGGCGTGACCGGTGCGACGTTGTCGGTTGCTTCGGGCATCTCGTGCTCCTTCAAGTGAGGAGCGGGGCCGCGGGCACCCCGCTCAAGGTCTCATCAGTACGGCGGGGTCGCCAGGATCGAAGTGCGCTCGTTGGCGACGTCGATCAGGTCCATGTTCATGGTGCGCGCCGCCGCCGTGTTGTTCTGCACGGCGAACGCTGGGTTGAGCAGCGTCGTCTGCGGGAACGTGGACGGGAGAGCGAGCGAGCCGCGAACGTTCGCCGAGATGCCCGCGCCGGTGATCTGGTACACCAGCGTGCCGTTCGGGTTGCGACCGTAGACGTTGCCCTCGTAGTAGAAGGCGAAGTTGATCATGTTCGTCAGACCCGGATTCAGCGTCTGGGTCAGCGTCGCAGTGGTCGCCGAGGACGAGGCGTAGGCCTTGACGCTCAGCGTGCCGCCCGATGCGTTCTGGAACACGATGCCATCGGTGATCGCCGCGAACGGGGTCGTGGTGCTGTTGTGCAGCCCCACGATGAAGTTCGCGTTGACGTGGTCCACCGAGAACATGAAACGGCCCCAGCAGCGCAGACCAGTGGCGAGCTTGAAGCTCGCGAAGCCGAGCTTGTGCGACACCGAGTCCGCGCCGGCGGCCGAGTTGACCACCTGGATGACGCCACCATCGGCAGCCACACCAGCGTTGGTGCCCGTGCCGACCTTCGTAACCGTGAAGTCCGAGGCGTTGTAGACGTCGTAGTCGTTGAAGTAGTTGTGGATGCCGGTCCAGTCACCCAACGGGAAGTCCGACATGATGTCGGTGTCGTTGGTGTTGGCCCAGCCCCACTGGTTGCGGGTCATGCGATTGTCGTACATCGAACTTGCTCCTGTCGGGTACAGCCCCCGCGGCGGAATTGCCGCGGGGGTGTAGCCCGGTGAATCAACAAAAATTGAGTGTACCAGTCGTCGAACACAGAGAGTGCCATTACGAACCTCGCCACTTGCGGACGTAGCGAGCTGCCTTCTCCATCAGCTCTGGGTCGTCTTGCAACAGACCGAGTGCGCGGTTGCACGAGTGACAAAGCCACCCGCGAAGCGCTCCCGTCGTGTGATTGTGATCCAGACAAAGCGCTTGCAGCTTCATTGAAATCACGTGCACCGTGGAAGGCTCTTTCCCGCAGAGGTCGCAGACCGTAGGCATCGACGCAGCTTTTTCGAGCGCCGCCGTCCATGACAGCTTGAAGTTCTTTCGAAGCCGCTGCACGCGAATGTAGTGCGCGTGGCACATTCCCTTCGCATAAGTCCAGTCTGCGCAACCATCGATGTTGCACACAGTTCGCGGACGAATGCGCTCTGGCCTGTTGACGTGCCCGTGACGACTGTTCCTCGCCCAGTGCATGCCGCACAGACCCTTGCCCTTGACGGGCTTGTCGCAGCCCTCGACCACACAGCACGCGGGCTTCTCCGCAACCCGCGACGCGATCACGGGCGTAAGAATGCGCCCCGCGCGCAACCACTGTGCGTAGTGCGATGCGCAGTAGCCCCTGGCTTTGTGTTCGCGTCCGCATCCTTCGACCGTACAAACCTCGTGAATCAGCTTCATTTCCGGCTCCAGTACAGGGTGTAGACTTGTACCCTATACTGGAACCGGAAACTTAGCAAACGCCCAGCTAAATCAATGACTTAGCTCACAGCCCCGGAGTTCCGAACAGAGCGCGCGGATCGGTCCACCCTTCGATATAACGCTCGGTGGCCTTGTAACGCATCGAGTCTGTTTCAAAATCACCCTCCATCGATTTCTGCAGGGCGCGGCGCTTCATGACCTTCATGCCTTCCGGCGCGTCGGTCTGAATCCACCACGCGGTGGCGCTCGTGATGCGGGCGAGGTTGGCCTGCTTCTCCAGCATCCCCATCGACTTGACGGGGTTGATGTCGTTGTTGGCCGTTCCCGTGCGCAGCACGCTCTTGAGCAGCACCTCGGCCTGGAAGATCAGGTTCGGCCCGCACACGATCTGCTTGGGCTTGAGCCGGATCTTCTTGCCGTTGTTGTCCACCGCCGTGCGGATCTGGATCAGCATCTGCTCCAGCGACGTCTGGGACAGCGCAGCCGCGGTCGTCAGGACGTTGGAGAAGGTGCCGCCGATGATCGGGTGGTTGCTGACGTTCAGCGCCACACCGTCACCGCCCAGGTACGCGCCGTTGAAGGCACGGTTGAGCACGTTCGCGCAGCGCGTCTCCTTGGTCTCGATCAGAGACTGGGCGAGCGCCTTGCTGAACGTGGTGCCCACGCGGATGTGGTCACCGTCCTCGACCAGCACCTTCGTGAGAGCGAAGGCGAGGCCGAAGACCTTGTACCAGTAGCGCTGTGCGAACAGCGTACCGCCGGCCTGATAGGACACCGGCATGCCGTCGGGGATCTCGGGCGCGGCTCCGAAGGCGAACAGCACCGGCTCCTCGTGATAGTTGCGTGCGATGCCGTTGCGCTCCGAGAAGACCTGCTTCCACTCGTCGTCGCGCTGGTCGTAGATGCCATCGAAGACTTCGTTGAGGATCGGCTCCACAACCGACCGGAAGTCCGTTGACCGCATTGGATTTGCCATGTCTCAGGACCTCCCTTAGATGGCGACCTTCGCGGCCACGTACTGCGGTCGGGCGTTCTGCACGCGCGCGATCGGATACGCATCCGAGAAGGCATTGTCGACGAAACGCGCGAAGTCGATGATTCGCGCCATGCCCTGCGAGCCCGCGCCCGCCAGGGTCCCGCTGAACGCCGCGGTCGAGAGGCCCGTGCTCGTCGAGCCGGAGCCCGCCGTGTACGTGGCATCGAACGTGGTCAGCTGATCGCCGATGCAGGCCGCGCTGGTCAGCGTGGTGCTGCACTGGACGTCGTACACGATAGCCGGATCGACCCAGATGTAGAAACGGATCTTCGTCGCGCCGGTCGTCGCACCGGGCCAGAAGGGCGAGATGACAGGCTTGAGGTTGACGTCGAGGTACTCGACGCCCGCCAGCACGCCCAGCCAGTCCGCGCTCGCGGCAGCGATGTTCAGGGAGCCGTTGGTGTTCCACACCACCGGCGAGCCCTTGTACATCGCAGTCGCATAGGCTGCCTGCGTCGCGTCCACCACCGTGTAGACCTCCTCTCGGATGATCCCACCGGCACCGTGGTACGCGGGGCGCAAGCCAAAGGGTGCAAGGGTTGCACTCATTTCACTTCACTCCATGCATGTTGTTACAGGCTCTCGAAGGTGGGCCTGCGGACCTCCTTGCCCATTTGTTCGGTCCCGTCCTCCGCGGTCACATGCAGGCGCGCACGCTCGGCCTTGTCGCGAATGTCTTCGAGTACGGCGTTCAAGCGCCGCTCCTCTTGATTCGGCTGGTCGTGGTGCACGCTCTTCATGAACGCGTTGTATCGGGACAGCGGGATCTCCGCGGCGACCATCTCGTTGACCGCGATGAAGCCTTCGTAGGCTCCGTTCGCCACAGTGTACTGCTCGTACCCGGGGATGTCGGTCAGGCGGAGCAGCCTGTAACCGAGGCGCATACGCGCCTGCACCGAATCCCTCGGGTTGGTCGTGGTCAGCCAGCATCGGTGATACCCATCTCGCGGCGGCAGGTTTGGCAAGACCTCCTGCCAGTTCGCGGATTGGAACATCTCCAGACGTTCCTCTTCGGTCAGCTCGCGGTCCTCGGTCAGTTCGCGTTCCTGGGCGTCACGCTCAGTGTAGTCGCGATCAAGACGGTCCGCGCTCAGACGCTCGTCCACATGATCAGCGGCGCGTTCGGTGCGCTCCGCATTCCGTTCAGCGAGCCGCGCAGCTTCCTGCTCGGCTCGAATCTGTCCTGGGTTCTTGCTCATTGTGCTTGCTCCTTTCAGCCCGCAGATTCACGTGCTTCGCGATCGTACTGAGCGTAGCGCTTCAGCATCCGATTGCGAGCCTTCACGTCGTCCCACACCCCGGCCTCCTGCATCGCGCGCTTGCGATCAGGGCTCACCCACACCTCGTTGGGCTTGAGCGCCTGCTGGCCGCCGCTCGGCATGCGAGGAGGCGGGTCACGCCGCTGCTCGGTGCGCTGCCGGGTCTCGGTGCGCTCCTCGCGCTCTCCGTTCACCGAGCCGCCGCGAGCATACCTGTGCGGAAGCCTGCGCGCGAGTCGCGTGTCGAGCTCCTGCCAGTACTCGGAGCTCTTCGGGTCGAACCCGTCATCGACCACGGCTTGGTCGATCGCGCGCGCGACCAGTGCGTCCTCGCCGCGCTCGTTGGCCCACGGGTTCTTGGCGAACCAGCGCTGGGCGTTGCGGACCACGTCCGGGTCCGGCGCGGGCGGGGCGGCGTTGCGCGGCTGTTGCTGCTGACGTGCCGCCTGCTGCAGCTGCTGCTGCCGGCCCACGAGCGCGTTGCGCTGGCCGAGCAGCTGCATCTTGATGTTCTGCGCCTCGGCCGCGTCCGCGCCGGCCGCGACCTCGATCGCCTTGGCGTAGACCTCGTCGGCCTTGCGCAGGTTCGCGTCCACCTCGGCGATCTGCGCTTCGAGCGAGCCGTACTCGGTGCGCAGCATGCGCTGCTCGACACCGCTGAACCGTCGCTCGAGTTCTTCGTTGCGCGAGCGGAGCAGGTTCATCTCGCGCTGCGCGGACTCGCGCGCGGCTCGTTGGCGAGCACGGCGCTGTGCGCTCGTCTCGCGCGGCCGACCGCTGCGCTCCGCTTCGTCGTCCTCGTCTTCGTCCTCGTTCGAGACGCGCGAGTCTTCTTCCTCGCCACCGTCATCGTCCGTCGCCGCCTGCTGCACAGGGGGCTTGGCCGCGGGCTTCTTCTTGCCCTCGGCCGCGTCGTCGCCTTCGAGCGAAACCACTTCGCCCGATTCGTCTGCGCCCTCGACGGCGTTCAGCTTGGTGTCGTCGTCATCGTTGTCGGTTGCCATGATGCCCTCCAGGCACTCAGATGTATCCGACCACGGCCAGCGGGTCGGGGACTTGCCCACCGACGTCCAGGTCGCGGATCGTTTGGAACACGGCGTAGCCCCCGTCCTTGAGACGGACGAGCCACTTGTCGTGGCCGTACTTCGGCACGCGGATGTAGTCGCCCACTGCGCACCACGCGCCCTCGGGCCACGGCTCCATCGTGTCTCGGTTCTTGAACGCCATCGGTCCGACGGCGATCACCTTGCCCACCTGCGAGTTCCACATCTCGGTGTCCTGGGTGTCATCCGTGAGGATGATGCCGCCCGCGGACTTCTTCTTCGGGGTGCGAATCTGCACGAGCACCTTCGAGCCTGGGGGAATCAGGTTCGCGTCTGCGCTCGGGAATGCCTCTTCCAGTGAGCTGTACGCGTACGTCGGCGGCGCATTGTCTGCCACCTGGATGCGTTGCTCTGCTCCTCTAGCCACGATTCTTCTCCTCCTTCTCAGCCTCGTTGATGATCTCTTGAACCCATTGCTCGACGAGTGCCACGCCCTTGTACATGCCGCGCGCGTGCGCGGCGGCGTCGGCGGGCCACGAGCTGCCACGAGAGAGCTCTTCGTGCGCCATGCTCTGACGCCACGTGATGCACTTCTCCAGCAGCTTCCGTCCGTCGATCACTCAGCAGCGTCCCTTGCCGACCTTGCCGCCCTTGGCGTAGCGCTCGGTGCTCTTCGTGCCCTTGTGCATGGCTGTCGAGCCGTCGATGCGGCCCGTGGTCGCGTACTCGTAGTGCTGCGTGACCGGGCCACCGTTGCTGTACTTACGGACCTTGCTCGAAGTCTTCGCCATCTCAGTTCTCCTCGCCGATTGCCGTTCCGTTCTTGAGGTTGGTGTGCTTGCCCGCGGCGATCTCGGCCGCGGCGATCTGCATCGCCGTGGCGTTGTCGTCGGTGTTCATCTGCTGCCGGACCTGATTGGTCTCATCGACCCGCGCCGTCTCCTGCTCTTCCTGCATCTGCGCGAGGCGCATCTTGACGACGTTGTCGCTCTGCTTCTGCTGGGCCTGCTGCTGATCGCCCTGGCCCTTGGCAGCCAGCTGCATCGCGGTCCGCTTCTCTGCGCTCGCGGTGGTCATCTGCGTGCGCGCCGTGGCCGCCTGATCGCTCGCCGCCTTGGCGTTGACCTGCATCTGGGTCGCGGCCAGCGTCGGGTCTTGCGGCATCTGCGGCGAGAGCTGCTGCAGGAGCTGCTGCGCCTGCTGCATGAGCGGCGGGAGCTGGGCGAAGACGCCGGTCGCCTCGTGAGCCACCTCGGGGCTGAGCGTGGCAAGCAGTCGGTCGAGCTCGGCGCTGACCTCGTGGTTCTTGGCGTCCATGAGCTCGGTGATGTTCTTGATCTCGCTCCCGGTGGCCTTGGCCGCCTCGGTCGCCTTCTCGACCACCGTGCTCGCGTACCACATCACCATGTGCTCGACGAGGTGCTGCAGGCAGCCACCCAGGAACTTCGGTGCCATGATCGGGTTCTTGCCGAACATCGGGCTCTGCATGAAGTCCAGGTGCACCTGGATGTGCGCGAGGTGGTCCTGGTCCGGGAACGCGGCCACCGGGCGGCTGAGCGCCATGGCGACGTTCTCGTTGACTGCGTTGTTGGGTTGCGCGGTTTGTGCAGGCAACAGCAGACGGTCGTAATCGGGGATGCGCGCACGCTTGAGGATCATCTCCTCGACGGCGCGCATGTCGTACAGCTGCGGCAGGAGCTGGGCTCGGGCCGCGACGAGCTGCATCTGCGCATAACGCTGCGACTCGCTGAAGATGTTCGGGTCGCTCACGGGCTCGACTTCCATCGGCCCGTTGTAGTCGCCCTTGGTCGCGAGCAGCTCGCCGGTCTCGTCCTTCACTTCCTCTTCGTCGAGGTAGAGGGCGTTGATCCGGTACAGCAGCTGCAGCGCGCGGCCCATCGCAGGGTGCAGGCGCGCGAAGATTGCGTTCAGCGTGCGCAGACCCTCTTCGAGGATGCTGAGCACGGTGCCCACGGGCATCTGGTTGGCGTTGTCCTCAGTGATGTTCCGAAGCGCCGTCTTGATGAAGTCCTCGCACTCCTCGCTGAGCATGCCGAGCAGCTGCTGCAGCACCGGGCTCGGCTGGTTGTACGGGATCGGCATCACCAGCTTGCGGATGTCGTCGGTGGTGTTGGCGACGCCGCCTTCCATCTCGACGACCATGCCCACGCCGACGTTCTGCGTCTGCCCGACGAGGTTCGCTCCCTTGAGCTTCATCATGCCGGGGAAGTTGTTCACGAGCGCCGCGTCGAGCAGCGCACGCATCGCGCCGCTGGCCGCGCCCGCGAGACGACCGATCGCCTGACCCAGGCCGATCGACATCGCACCACGCCACGGGATGAACGGGAACTCGACGAGCCAGTTGATCGGCTCGTGTCCCTTCTTGTCGAGCTGGTCCCAGTTGCGCACGACGCGCTTGACCGAACCGCTCGACAACGCGTCCATCTCGATCACGTACGGCGCGGGCCTGCCGTCTGCCTCTTCGTCCTTGTCCGAGAGATCGAGGTACGTGAAGCAGCGCCAGATGGGGCGGAGTCCGTCGAGGTTGTACGGGTCTTCCTCGACACCGTCGGCCTTGGCCGCGGCACGCGCCGCCTCGGTGAGCTCAGGGGCGATGGCACTCGCGGCAGAGCCCGTGCCCGCCGGGTCCACGTACATCCCACTCTCGACGCGCGACTCGTACACGCGCTGGCTGATGATCTCCAGCATCGTGACGCGCTCGGCACCGAGCACCGAGCCCGCGCTCGCGGGGACGTAGACGTGGTCCTGCGGCCAGTACGTGAACTTCGGCCGCTTGAGCTCCTCGTCGTACGAGCCGTAAAGGAACTGGCTGCCGGCGAGCGGTAGCTGGCTGAGCAGCTGCTCCAGCTCGCCACGGAACTCGGGCAGCTGCTTGGTGAGCTGCCAGTTCATGTGGGTCGCGACGCGCTCGGCGCGGTCCACGCGCTGCTGGGTGGCCTTGGGCACGATCTTCGACTTCACCGGGCCCTTCGCAGGGAAGAGCTCCAGGATCATGCGCGCCTCGAAGTCCACCGAGGCCTTGGCGAGCGCCGGGTGCACGGCGCTGCTCGCGCCCGAGAACGCCGCGTTCTCTTCCTCGCCACCGATGCCGGTGCGCTTGATCGCCTCGGCGTAGTCCTTGTCGCGCTTCTCTCGCGTCTTCGCGTCCTGTTCGATCAGAGGCCGCAGGAGCTGGTCGATACGCGCGAGATCCCCAGCGTCGAGCAATGAAGATGCGAGATTGTCGTAAAAACGAACAGTCTCCTGCGGCCCTGAGTCGTCGTCGGTGGCGTCGAGGTTCACGATCGCGCCACCGTCATCCGTGTCCGTGACCCCGGTCTCGGGGCCCGCGTCGAAGCTCATCGGCTGCCCGAGCGGGATGCCGTTAGTCTCGTCCTCGTCGTCGAGCTGCGTGGGGTCAGCCATTGTGTGGGATCTCCGCGAGCTTGCGCCCGACGTATCGAGCAATCCATGCGAGCTCGGGGTCGCTCAGGTTCGTGGGCACCAGCGCGCCAGCGCAGCCATCTTCGAGCGAGCGCTGCACGACGACCTCTGCGTAGTCCACGAGGTTCCAGCCGATCGTCTCGCCACAGCGTGGCGGCGCAGGCTCGGGCTCGTAGCGCGAGAGGAACGCGTCCACTGGGTCGTAGCTAACCATAGAAGTTCACCACACGGTCCTGGCGACGACGCCGCTCGACGTCCTCTTCGAGCTTCTTCTGCGGCGTCTTGGGCGGCAGCGTGTACCCGCCCATGAAACGATCCGAGATGTACTTCAGCGCCTGCGTGGTCGTGTCGAGCAAGTCATCGTGCTCCACGCTTCCCTCGCCGACGTACGTGCACACCTGACTGATCAACGGCTCGGCCCAGGTGCGAGGCTCGCCCGCACGCGTGCCACTCTCGACGCACCACACACGGTGCGCGGCGAACATCGGGCTCACGGCGTGCAGCCGCGCGAGCTTGTCGCTCCGTCCTGGGTTGTACGGCACGCCGAGCACGTCCTCGCTCGCCAGCTGCTGGCGAAGCGAGATGCCGCTGCCCTTGTCCTCGATCAGCGTGACATCGATCTCCTTGCCGCGCGGCTTGTTCGCGCCGTAAAGAGGCCTGCCGTATACCGGATTGCGACCATCGTGGATCAGCGTCTCGGGCGAGCCGTACGTGTTGAGCCGCTCTTTCTTCACGCGCTCCACGAGCTGCGGGAAGCCGAGCGAATCCTCCCAGCAATCGAGCAGCATCACGTGCCGCTGGTTCTCGTGCACGAAGACGCCCCAGACACTGCACGCGGTGGGGTCGGTCTTCTGGTCCTTTTTGTCGAACGTCTTCTCGGTGAAGGCAGTGTCGAGCGACATCACGATGAACTCGAACGTCGGCAGCGCACTGCGCGAGGACCACAGCCGCCACTGGTTGCGCTTGATGAACCCTGAGTCCTCGGGGTCAAGCAGCTCGCCGTAGATCTCCTGGCGGCCGATCGCGGTGCCCTCGTACTTCATCAGCTGCTTGAAGAACGACGGCGCGAGGTTCGCGCGGTTCTCCATCGTCGCCCCGCGCACGAGCACGTCGGTCTGCTTGATCAGGTCGCGGATGAACGGCGTCGGCTTCGGTGTGCCGGTCCACAGCGTTTGCGTGTGCCTGCCCAGTCGCAGTCCCATCTGGTACATGTCCCAGGCCGCGCGCGGGTAGCGCCACGAGGCGATCTCATCGCACCAGCCCGCTGCGTGCTGCGGGCCGCGCAGTCGCTCGTACGTGTCAGCGGCGAAGCCGCGGATCTCCGAGCCGTTCCACAACCTGAGCATCGGCAGGCCGAGGTCGCGCGCAGTGATGAGCTGGTGAGGGATCACGGCGAACAGGCCGCTCTCGCCTTCGAAGCACGTGCGCCGCACGTCGTCGTACGTGGGCGCGATGACACAGTAACGGTTGGGCTCTGTGGCCGCCTTGCGACCGAGCCACTGCGCGCCAGTCTCAGTCTTGCCGAAGCCGCGCCCTGCTTGGATGCCCCACACGAGCCAGTTGCCTGGAGGCGTGCGCTGCTTCTGCCGCGAGCGCTCAGCCCAGCGCATCTCCCAGTCGAGCAGGAGCAAGCTCTCGTCATCGAGCTTGTCGAAATCAATTTGCGTGCTCGCGCTCAAGCTCAGCCTGTCGCGCGGGCGGGATGCGCGCAACCAATTGCTTCATGCGATCGATCAGCTCGGTGCGCTCTTGAGGCTCGAGCTTCATGGTGACGTTGTTCTCGATCACCTGCACGTCGCGCCATCCTGCACGCGCCTTGAGCCAGAAGATCGCGGCAGTCACTGCCTGCGGTCCATCGCCCAGGGCCTTGCGGAAGAGCGTCTCTGCGACAAGCGCAGTGCTCATGCTGAGACCGCGTTCGAGCGAGCCGGCGAATCGCTCCTTGAGCGTCTCCTCGCTGATCTTCAGCTGCACAGCGATCGACTCGATAGGAAACCCAGCGGCTGCCATCACGGCCACGTGCCACTGCTCGCTCGCCAGGAACTCGCGCGGCAAATAGCCAAAGCGCGAGACGGGTGGTACCAAGCCATCGCCCGATTGAAGCGCGATCGGTGCGGCGGCGGCGGCGTCGCGTGTGCGCTGCAGACGGGCGCGGTCGAGTGCGGTTTTCTCCGCACGCTTCTGCGCAGCAGTCTTGGGCTTCGCAGTACGCTTTTTTGCCGCAGCGGTCACGTCGTCGGGCCCCTATTCGGCGTAGGACATTCCCGCGCCTTTCGGGGAGAACCTGATACCGCCTTGGTGCGTCGTCGTCAAGTACTCGGCAGACTCCGACAGACCTACGGCAGACTTAGTACTGCCTGAAACCGCTCGTAGGTTACTGATATTTTTCAGCTTACGTCATACCTGTACAGACCTGTCAGACTTATAAAGAATCATACGTGAAGGAAAAAAAAGCACCTGCACACGCACACATTCCTCTTACGTTTATATATAAGGATTTGAAGTAGTCTGCCGTCCGCCGAACTTGACGTTTTCCCAGCCGCGCCAACGGCTTAGGGCGTTTTTGAGTCTGCCGGGGGTCTGTCGGAGTCTGCCGTAAACGTCCCGCTTGTGTTGGTCCCTTGCACTACTCTCGAAAATAATTGTACCCTCTCGCCTCATCTCTCAGGAGCCCAAACATGACCGAAAAGCAGTACACAACCGGAACGGTGGCGGCCTTGTTGGGCGTCACCCAGCCCACAGTCGTCCGGTGGTGCGACACGGGGGAGATCATCAACACTGTCACCGACTCAGGCATTCGTCTGATACCCGAGTCAGAGATCATCCGACTGCAGAACGCCGAGCTCGATGAGCTGGAGCTGCGCGCGCTGCCCGCTATCCGCAAGCGCATCGTTGGTCTTTGATCGGTGGTCGCCAAGCGCGGGCCCAAGAAAAAATCCTCGATCGTGCGGGCCAAGCCCGACCGCACAACTCTTCCGGGGTCTGAGAATCTTCCACCGCACGC